GCGCGGCGCAGGGGGGTGGTACCTGGTTCACCGCCGAAGCGGCCCTGGCGGCTGGCCTGATTGATGCAGTGATTGACCCGGTAGACGTGCGTGCCAGCGTCCCGGCTCTGCCTGCGGGGCGATTCCCTAACCCTCCAGGGTGGGTGTCTAAGGCCCTGGCGTCAATGGTTAGAATAGAATCAGGAGATCACCCTGAACACTCCCGAGCTGAACACATGCCCACGCAAGATCAGGCCGGGAGCGCACCGGCCGCCGTCACCGAAGCGCCTCCCGTGGTTGCTTCTACCGAAGCTGCCCCTGTTGCCCTTGCAGTAGTGCAAGCCGCCGTAAGCCCCGTTGCCTCAACCGCTGTTGCGGATTCCGTGGCTCTTGCCAATGCACAGCGCGAAATTGAAATCCGCCGTTGCGCGGCCGAGGCCAATATCGCTCCTATCGCGGTGCAAGCCATGGTTGACAGCGGTAAGCCGTTTGCTGATGTTGCCCTCGAAATTGTGAAGGCCCACGCCGGCCCGCTTGAAACCGTCGCCAGCAAGGCGGGCCACCCTGCCCGCCTCCAGGTCACCCGCGACGCGGGGGACACTGTGATGGCCGGCATTGGGGACATGCTGTACGCACGGATCAATCCTCTGGCCCAGATCTCTGACGTTGGCCAAGAGTATCGAGGTTATTCCTTGATGGAATGCGTAAGGGCCTATGCCAACTCGCGGGGCATAAGCACTGTGGGTAGGTCTAAAAATGAGCTAGTGGCCATGGCCATGCACAGCACTAGCGATTTTCCATTGCTGTTTTCTAATCTAGCAGGCAAATCTTTAACTCAATTCTACGAAGAAGAGCCTCATACCTGGAAGGGGCTTGCACGCCAACGAAATTTACCAGATTTCAAAAGAGCAAGCGATTTAACTATTGCCGCCGATCTTACGCCAGAGCTTACGCCTGAAGGCGGCGAATACAAAACAGGCACTCTGAAGGAAGCAGAAGCTACCTGGAGGCTGTTTACATATACCAAAAAAATTGTAATTTCTCGGCAAGCAATTATCAATGATGATTTGTCTGCCTTGGAGCGAACTCCTGAATTTTTAGGCCGTGGGTTTCGTCGCTTGGAATCCAATCTTATATGGGCAATGATCACTGGCGATGCCACTGTATCGGTAGACGGTCTTGCATTGTTTAATGCAGCTCACAATAACACCGGCACAGGCGCCATTGGTATTGCCGGTGTAAACGCAGCCCGAAAGGCAATGCGAAAGCAAAAAGATATAAGCAACGTTACGGTTAATTTGACCCCTGAGTTTATGATTGTTCCATCAGATCTAGAAGCAACTGCCGAGCAATTTCTCTATCCTGATGGTTACGCTCCTGCTGCGTTGACTGGAAACTCTGGGCCCAATCCCTACGCAAGGAAGATGCAATTAATAGTTGAGCCACGTCTTGATGGTTCCGCAACGCAATGGTATGCAGCCGCTGGCCCAACTAGAACGCCTGGCATGGTGTGGGGTTACCTGGCAGACGAGCCTGGTCCTACCATTACATCAGAGCCCGAAAGGGATCCTGATGGCCTGAAGCTGCTGGCTCGTTCTGATTTTGGTTGCGCCATTGAGGATTTCCGTTTTATTTATCGCAGCTCTGGCGCATGATTTTAACCATTGCGCTTTAGCTTTAATGTTTAACTTTCCCCAATTCCATTAAAAACAATGCAAGGACCTATTCAAGAAGGAAAAATCCTATCCATTGCCGCTCCTTACGTTGTCGCCTCTGGTGGCGGCGCGTTGGTTGGCGCTTTGTTTGGTGTTGCCGTAACCGCTTTAGCCAGTGGGGAGGTTGGCAGCTTCATGCTTGAAGGAGTTCACGAACTTCCTAAGGCCACTGGCGCCACCGCCAGCCTTTACGCCAAGGCGTATTGGAATGACACCAACAAGAACGTGACAGCCAGCGCCAGCGGCAACACCCTTATCGGTGTGTTTGTGCCAATTGGATCCCAGTCTGCCGCTTACGCTTCTGGCGCTACGTTGGCCCACGTCCGCCTTAACGGCGCCTTCTGATGAGCTGGGCCCGCCTGTCAGCTGATGCAGATCGGGCGGCCCTGGATTTCATGGGCGGCGTCAGCGTAATTGCTGGCGCCGTTACTGGCCGTGGTTTTTTGGAGGAAAACAAAGAGCTGGTCTTTGATGATGGAGTGGAGGTTGTCCCATGGCTACTAAAGATCAGAACCGCAGAATTTGGCCATCTTGACTATAACCATTCTCTTGTAGTTGATGGCATTGCATTTAAGGCAACAAGGCCGCCAGAGCCACTGCCCGGTAGCGAGCCTAGGGCGCTGAGCTGGAGCATGGTGAGGCTAGCCCGCACCGCCACCGCATCCATCCCCCTAGTTTCCCGCCTCCTCCGCACCGGCTCCGGCCAGTTGCTGGTTACCGGCTCCGGCCGTTCGCTGCAAACCCAGCCGTCCTAAGCCATGACCCAAACACCGCTCACGATTTCCCAACTGCCAGACCTGGGCAGCGTCCAGGGCAGCGACCGCCTGGTGTTGGACCGCATCGGCGCGGCGGTAACGGCCGGGGCGTTTGTTGTTGGGCAAGCGTATCAAATTATCAGCGTAGGCAATACCTCTTTCACGGCAATTGGCGCCGAATCAAATACAGTTGGCGCTTATTTTGTAGCCACTGGTGCTGGCACTGGCACCGGCACGGCGGGGCCGATCAATACCCGGAATGCAGCGGTCTCAGCGGTGGCGGCGTTACTGGGAGGCGACCCTGCTGGAACGGCCGCCGCTGCAGTAGCGGCGCACGCAGCAGCAGCAGATGCCCATCCTGGATACACAACCCCGCAGGAGGCCGCGGCCGCTGCTCCGGTGCAGTCGGTTGTGCTGTCGCTGCCCAGTGGCTGGAGTACCAGCAGCACCAACACGGGCGGTGGTGTCACCCTCACGCTGGGCCTGCCGGCAGGGTTCAGCCTGCCGAGCAACGCGATCCAGGCGACATGGACGACAGGGGCAGCGCTGGCCGGCACGGCGGTCCAGGAGGGTGATATACGGCTGACCGACTCCCGCGAATGGAGCGCCGCCACCGTCAGCCAGGCCACGGCCGAGGCAGGCACCAGTACAACCAGGGTGGCCTACAACCCGCTGCGGGTGTTCCAGAGCATCGCTGCATGGTGGGCCGCGTCGGAATTTAAGGCCAAGCTTGATGGAATCGCGGCCGGCGCCACGGCCAACGCCACGGACGCACAGCTCCGCGATCGATCCAGCCACACCGGTACGCAGGCGATCAGTACGATTTCTGGCCTGGGGACCGGAATACCCACAGCCCTAGCAATCAACGTCGGCACCGTTGGGGCCCCAGTGATCCTGGGCGGCGCGGGCGGCACCCCATCAGCCCTGGCCCTGCCCAATGCCACTGGACTGCCGTTGACCACTGGCGTAACGGGCATTCTCCCGGTAGCCAACGGCGGCACGGGTACGGCCACTCCTGGGCTGGTGGCTGGAACCAATGTCAGCATCACCGGCACCTGGCCCAATCAAACAATCAACGCCACGGGCGACGGCGGCCCTGGCCCTGGTGGCCCTGGCACCGTCACCAGTGTTGGACTGAGCCTGCCGTCCCAGTTCACAGTTACCGGGTCGCCCGTCACCACGGCGGGGACCCTGACCGCCACGCTGGCGACCCAGTCTGCAAACTTGGTATGGGCCGGCCCGACTACAGGTGCAGCAGCAGCCCCAGCGTTTCGGTCCCTGGTGGCTGACGACATTCCGACGATTCCGGCAGGCAAGGTTTCGGGTTTGGCCACTCCCGCTGATGCTGCGCCAGCAGCGCTGGCGGCTACTGCAGCGATCGGCACCAGCACGGACTACGCCAGGGAAGATCACGTTCACCAGCGAGATTCTGAGTCACTGGTGGTAGAACTCAGCGGCACCCAGGCCGACCCAACCGCAGCAACCGCAGTTGAGCGGTTTAGGTTTCCCTGGCCTGCACAAATCCTGGCGTCAACCCTGAGCGCGGAAACTGCTGCATCAGGGTCTGCGTTTATCGTCAATGCTAGGCTGAACGCCACCTCGATCTACAGCACCCTCCCGCAAATTGCGATCGGCAGCACCGAAGGCAGCAGCGGCACGCTGTCAATCACGACTGCAGCGGCGGGTGATATTCTGCGGTTTGACATCACGCAGGCTGGTGGTGGCTGCAGGTTGGCCCAGCTGTATCTCACAGTGCGGAGGACCGGCTAGATGGCTCCAAATTTCATTTTGCTCAACACCACCACCGGCAAACTGGTGGCGTACCCACGGCTCGACGATCAACCCGTAGAGGGCCTCGACGCTCACTATGAGGTGCTGGCCATTGTGCGGACCCCCCAGCCGGAGCACGACCCCACAACCCATAGCATTCGGGAGATCCAAACGATTGACCGCGCTGCAGGGCAATGGATCTGGAGCTGGTTAGTTGAACCATTACCGACTCCGCCGCCAGTGCCGAATTGGCGAACATTCAAGCGCACCCTGTTGGCCCACCCTGCGATCAACCAGATGCTGGCCGGCAGTCTTAGCACCGCCCCAGCAGCGGGCCTGTCGTTGCCATCAGCCCTGCTGCTGGTGGCCGCTGCAGGGGCAGGCGACCCGGACGATTTTCGTGGGGCCTGGATCGCCATGCGGCGGCAGGGGTTGGTCAGCTCTGAACTGTTGCAGGAGGTTCGAGGACTGGCGCTGGCCTTGCACTTGCCTGATTCATTCGTGGCGGCCCTGGGTGGCGCTGCCCGCCCGCTGGCGATGGCGGTAGGGCAGGAGTGGGTAGATGCCTCCGGCGACTTGTGGGTTGTGGTGCAGGCCCGTGATGCTGACGGTCAGTTTTTGCCCGACGACCCCAGCACCATTGAGCGCGAGTCACTGGCCTGGGAGCGGCAGGAATGAGCATAATTTGGCTCAATTCAAGGCGGTTTACTCCCCCTGCTGGCGAAGAGTTTTGGACCCCCGCCGAGTGGGGCACGTCCATAGTCTGGTATGACCCCCGCGACTCGTCCAGAACAAGCAACCTGATCACGGGAGTACAGGACAAAAGCGGAGGCGGCCGTCACCTGACCGCTACGGTTGGTCAGCGACCGGCTTATATCGCAGACTGGCTTAATGGTCAGCCTGCAATGAACTATGGAGCTGCACTCAATAACAATAGGCTTTCGTGGACGGGTACAGCATTTGACCCGGTGCGAACTTTTGGCGTGGCTCATTATGAGGGGCCGGACCCAATTGTGGGATTTACTGGACTGCTGTCATACCCGTTCGCCACCAATGCTAGTTTGCTTCTTGCAGAGGCTCCAAACCAATGGTTTGGGCTCCGTCCGGTTTTTCTGAATGGCGTTGAAACGTCCTCTAACATTGCGATGCCCACGATTGCAGCGCCGTTCCTGTGGGCGGATGATATAGCGCCATCTGCCGGTAGAAACACCATCTGGGTAGGGGCTGATAGATTCGAATTTAACCGTGGCTGGCGTGGAAAAATAGGGCAAGTAATTATCACGTTGTTTCTGCCGACGCTGCGAGAACGCAGGATCGTCACGGGTTACCTGGCCTGGGAGTATGGATTGGAATGGCTGCTTCCTGCTGATCATCCGTTCCGCAACCGCCGGCCCCTGCTCTCTGACTAAACGCCACCCAGCAACAGCCATGGCTTACAGTTTCTAAGTTAATTGTTTTGGCTAGATTGAAACAACAGCCGCAACCCAAGG